CCCCCTTTAAAGTGTGTGTTACATCTGTTCTCAAGCTGAACTCTACTGTGTACACTCCCAGTACTGATGAAGGGACTTGAACCCATAACCTTGAGGTATGAACACCTCGTACTCACCGATTGAGCTACATCAGTAAATAATGTTGATAGTGTTGGTGTACCCTCCTATTTCCAATCTTAACTGCCTTCCTAAGTTTTATGGTGCACCGGCAGTGGGTGTTATCTACCCTCAACCTACGTAGTTTGTCGACAACCACTGTAGAGGTGATCACTATCAATTTTTTAAGGATGGACACGGGCCTAGCAAGCCGTCTTTCAGGAAAGGCCCTTCCACCTATCCATCCTATTAGTTGCGTAGGCTTGAAATCGCATCAAGTTAAGTCGACTTATGAGACCGATGAGATACTATACCTCCCCCTCGCATTATAATGTTTTTTTGTGATTCAGTAGTTGACCCACACTCTCGTTTCACCATCTTGAGTCAACTGGTTGATGAACTTAACGAGTTTCCCCTTTCTTACAACCACAATATTTTAATATGTCAATGAACTTTCCCTATCTCCGGAGGTGGAGTTACCATCCCTAACATCTCCACCTCCGTTGTTTGTTCTACAAAATTATAAAATATTTTTGAATCTACCAAATCTTTTTTTAATTTTTTTTTGGTTTAGTTGTTTACCTCCTTTCTGCCTGTGGATGGGAGGATTACTGTATAATCAGGCAATTAACTTCTAAACCGTTTTGTCTTACAAAGATATGTAGAATTTTTTAATCCACCAAATCTTTTTTTAATTTTTTTTAATTCAAACCAATATGTCAAAGAACCTTTATCTTTCGTTCCACAAATATAGAAACTTTTTTTTAATCTCACAATATCCTTGAACAAAAAAACCCCTCTTTGTTAGAGAGGGGTTTCAAAATTTTTATATGTATAAAATCTTACACCCTCTCCTTGAAAGTTGCCTCAGCTAAATCGCCTCCTATCAATGATATGTGTAAATTTTTCATTTGCGGTTTTTTATTTTGTTTTATAAATATACTAATAATTTTAAAAGTGTCAAGTTTTTTATCTAAGATATTTTACATATGGTCTAAACCAAGGTTCTTTACGTAACACTCTAACAGCATGTTCTGGGTCTTCACCCATCATATCAACAATAAAATCATTTAAATTATCATCAAATTTATCTGATTCTTTATTGTATTCTGGAAATGCACCTTCAAAGTCAAAATCAAAAGCATCATAAAATGAATCTCGCCATTCATTTGATATTCTGTCAAGTCTTTCGTCTTCGGCCATATCTTCATCACTATATGGGCTAAGGTTACTTTCTTTAATTACTCGTTTAACAATTCTTGTTAAATCTCTTTCAGTTAGTCTAACTATTTTTTTCATCGTTTTTTTTGATTTATTATTTATAATATATAAATATATTGATATTATAAAAAGTGTCAAGTTTTTTTGATTAAATTATTGGTTTTTACTTAAAAACAAATTATCCTCAACTTCAACATCAGTTATGTTAAATGTTTCACTCAACCATTTTTTCAATGTTTTTTCAATTTCATCAATTTCATAACCAAAAAATATGGACAAAAACGACCATATATCCAAATAACTAATGTAAACCTTATTAAGTTTTTTAACGTAAACCATTAGATTTTTTCCTTCATCATATCTAAACAATATCAAATCCGGATTTTCTTGACTTTGGGCAACATTTAAATCGTTAAAATATTCCAGGAATTCTGATGGTTCGCGTATATCTAAAAGAGTTAAAAGGTTAAATATCCCTCCAACCAATTCCGCCACATCCCTCCAACCATCATTTTTAATCTGAGTTATTAGATTGTTTTTTAACGACTCCTCTTTTAATATTTTTTTGATAAGTTGTTTCATTTTTTATATAAATATATTCAACTTTTTAATTATTGATATATTTATTTATTAAACACATAATATTATGAAACGAACTATAAGACTAACCGAATCCGAATTAATTAGGGTAATTGAACGAGTAATTAAGGAATCAGATGGTGGAAATTTGATGGAAGATGATGGGCTCGTATTTGTTACAATGAATCTTTTTATTCCTTTGATTGAAAAAGATGGAAAAAAATCATTGGACTACAACGGTGAGATTAAATTTTCTATACCAAAAACTAAAATGGAACAAGACCCTAAAAAAACTGGTTCGTGGTGGGACGGAAAAAAAGTTAAAAACCTAAGTATTGACATCGCCGGTGATGAGAAATATATGGTTTTAAAGGAACTTACAAACGACGCTAATCAAATTTCTGGTGTTGGTCCTAGAGTTAGTGACATTGTTAAACCAAAAACAAATGGTTCATCTACTCTTTTTAGTTTAATAGGTAAACAAATTGATGGTACAAAAAACAAACGTACACAGGTGAGTTTTAATGATGGTCTAGTATATGCTGTCGTTAATTTTATAGCAAAACCAACCCAGTAACTAGGATGGTTTTACTATTTCAAAATTTGTCATAACATTTATTTCCGTTAACGAAGAATAAAAAACATAACGTGTAACGGATTCATTTTTAATATCGGTGTTTACAATCAACCCATAATCAAATCCCTCCTCCAAAATATGAATTTGTAGTTGTGTTTGATTGATTTTGGTAACATTAATAGGTAAAACAGATGTAAGTTTACCATTTTTATAAAATGATGACGTATTTTCATCCAAATCAATAATATATTGAGTGTTTACAACATCATTTGACACCAAAGAAGAATTCTCTAATAAAACTTTAAGATTTTTTGATTCGGAGTACGAATAAAAGGTGTTTGATTCCTGAATTTTTATTATCAATTTTTGTGAGAATGAAAATGTGGAAATAAGTAAACCAACCAAAAGAATTAAATTTTTCATAAGTTTTATTTTTAAATGATTAATTATGAAACAAAGATAAGATGTTTTATAATATCAAACTAAATTTTAACATTTTTTAACATATCCCTCTCTTGATCTCTCTTTTTTATTGTCTCACGTTTATCAAAGAGTTTCTTTCCCCTCCCTATAACAATTTCCAACTTAATTAATTTTTTTTCGCTTAGGAATATTCTATAAGGAACAATAGTTAATCCTTTTTCAAGTCGTTTTTCAATATCCCGTATTTCCTTTTTCTTTAAAAGGAGTTTAATATCTCTTTTTTCTTCGTTGGATGTTATATTAATGTTCTTAACAAATATCTCACCATCTTTTAAATAACAAAAAGTGTCAACAATACTGACCTTACTATCCCGGATTGATTTAACCTCGTTTCCGACCAATACAACCCCACAAACATATTTTTCAATGATTTCATATTCAAACCTAACTTTTTTATTTGTAATGTTCATTTTTTTTGTTTTTTGTACCCCCAGAGAGACTTGAACTCTCACTCCTGTTTTAAAGGAATCCGGGCCTAAGCCGGATGTGTCTGCCATTCCACCATAGGGGCGTTTTGTTGAAGTTCCGATTGGATTCTAACCAATGTAACCGATTTTGCAGATCGGCACCTAAACTCTCGGTCACGGAACCTTATATTAACGACAGTGATGATCTGCCGCCTTTGTTGCAATTTGATTGTGGGGTTTAATGTTTGTTTTATAACCCAACGACATTGCCCACCCCACTACTGGTTGAACCAGTTTTGAACTAAAATGTTTTTCATCACTATTGTAGTCCAAATCAATTTCAACTTTTACATTGACCTTTTGTGTTAACCATTCCGCCACTTCAATTGAATGGTCAGCTTCATTCCATAATCTTGTCCATTTATCTCTTACTTTTTTAACCTTTTGTTTGTGGTAAATATAATGGACACCTCTATTTCCGAACCTATAAGCAATCGCTGTCACATAAACAGTTGACCTTCTATGATTTTGAGAATCAGTTCCGATGTGAACCTCAACCCAGGGACAATCTTTTAGAATGTCAATTGTGTGTTTTACAATGTCAGATACAGGTTCACCAGTAACTTTTCGGAATACTCTGTTCATCTTAATTAATTTTTGTGGAACCCAACCGAGTTGAACGGTTACTTTCGGTTTTTCAGACCGACGTGACACACCTACTTACACCAGGGTTCCTTATTTTAGCGCGTCGTCAGGGAATTGAACCCAATGTCCATGCGAGGTTTTGGAGGCCTGCCGCTTCCATAAGCTACGACGCAGTATCGCCCGACCTAGCTCGGGACCGACATCGGATATTTAAAAAAGATGATAAATGACTTTATCGGGAATCTGGGATTCGTATTTCTACGACACTTCACACACCATTAGAGAGTCGGGTTGTTACATCAATACAATTAAGATTGATTACCTATCCTTAGTGTGATACCCTTGCGACACGCCTCTCCGCGCTTGCCATTCTACGCTTTGTATCATCTTTTTATGTTAAGTTTGTGTTATCCAACCAGGAATTTCCCAATTTAACATATTTTTCATTTATTTCATAACCTTCAAAATTGCAACCCAATTTTTTTGCAACAACACATTCACTTCCCGACCCAGCAAATATAATTAAAATATTTGGTTTAACGTTATCCGGAATGGATGATTTTATTAATTTTTCACTCAATGTTAATGGTTTTTGGGTTGGGTGAATAATAACCTGGTGATTTTGATGTTCTTTTTTATTTTTTGGTTCACAAAACAAATCACAAGTTTCACAATAAAAATAACGTTCTTTTAACCCGGCACCACCAGCCAAAGCGGCAACTTTAATCACATCCCTTGGTAAGGCTCCTTTTTCATTTGCGTTATAAATCGTATCTTTTTCACCAAACCTACTTTTGGTTCCCTTCCTCTTTTTCCCGGCCGAATTTTTAATAAAACTTTCAGTATATTCTTCTCTTACCTCATCAACATTAAATAATGGTGTTTTACCCTTCCAAACCTGAATAATGGATTCGTGACTCCTTTGCCAAAACTTACTACCGGGAGTTGTTTTGTTTGTATAATGCCAAATCAACCATTTTTTTGTTTTATATTCAATGTTTGTGAAAATATAAGCCAAGGTCTCACTAAAACCATAAATGAACATTGAACCACCATCTTTTAATGTCCTATATGATTCACTTACCCATTCCTTTACCCATTTTAAATAATCATCCATTGGTTGTTTATCTGAATCATTACCGAAATCCTTCCCAATATTATAGGGTGGATCAATTATAATGGTATCAATTGAATTATCTTCCTTACCTTTAAGACCTTCCAAACAATCCAACAATAATATTTTATTTTCTAACATATTTCAATTACATCCAATAAAGTCGTTAATTTCAAATCAACCTCAACCCACAACTGGTGGGACATTGATTTGACTATTTTACAATTAATTGTGTTATTTTCATTTGTTCCTTGCCAACCAGAAACTTCATTTTTATATCTTCCCTTTTTACCCAAAACTTCAATCCAATTTAAACTATTAAAATCTATTTTTTTGGTTTCCAAAGTATGGATGTGGTATTTTTTATTCCATTCACCCTTGTCCCTTGCCAAAAATATATAATGATCATAAGTTAAATTATTTAAAAAATCCAGTTTTTCTTCCAAAGTTAAAAATCGGCTTAACCTATGTGAAGGAAAATATAATCTGTTATTTTCAATTACACCACTTTTTAATTGGGGTAAATATTTGGTGCAATCAATTTCAAACTCAATGTCAAATCCCTTACTATGGTTAAAGGGAACAAAGTTTGAATTATCGCCACCCATTATTGAATCAACAATATCTTCCCAATATTCCGCTTTAATTGGTATACGGTAAATTTTATGGTGATCCAATACCTTGTTTTTAATTTGTTCAATTAATTCTTTTTTAATCTCCATTTTTTTGTTTTGGGGTATATGATGGGTCACGATCCCACGGCTTCTGGCTCCACAAACCAGCACTCTACCAACTGAGCTACATATACCATATAAACCCCACTCCGTAAGTGGGGAGGGTCAATTCGGCCTAACCACGCCATTACCTTCTCCGTTAGGGAGATGCGTCCCGTATGTTGGACTTGAACCAACCTCAAGTCGGATATGAGCCAACTTTGATCCCTGATCATACGGGTTATTGAGGAAAGCAGTGGTAACGATCCACAATCGGATTCTCACCGATCACAATGCTTAGCAGGCGTGTCCCGTCGCCTTCAGGGGTTACTTTCCATTTGTGCTCACGACCGGTTACGATCCGATTCTCACCACGATATCAGCGTGGGGCTTTCCCGATTAAGCTACGTGAGCTGGTACGTATTTAGGGGTATTTCTTAACCACCCCCTCAGCTCGCCAGCATCTCGGTGGTTGATACTTTAGTCGTGACGAACCCATCTGTCACTTCTTACTAGATTCTTGTGGCTTACTTACCATGGTTTAATCCGTTACCACTACAGGGAACCCGACATTGTATCTTACTTTTTATGGTGGGAGAGGAGGGACTTGAACCCCCAGTCTCAAATGAGAACGAATTTACAGTCCGTGCGGCTACCAATTACCGGTTACTCTCCCTTAAAAATTAAAAATAACTATTATTTTTTAATTAATCAATTTTTTGATCCCTTCGTTGGTACTCGTCGTTTCTATAGTCGTCACTTTCCCCATTTTTGTTTTTTGAGTGTACTTCCCTACTGGGACTTGAAGTCAACACTTGTTTTTATTATTGGTCCAAACGGTAGGGCACGATCCTACGACCTGATGCTCCCAAAGCACCCGCTCTCCCAACTGAGCTACGTCTGGTTATTATTTGCTATGGGGGGAGGACTTGAACCTCCAATGGTATTTTTACCTCCAGGGTCAAAACCTGGTGACTTTGCCAATTCGTCTACCCCACAATATTTTTACTGAGGAAGGGGTGGGATTTGAACCCACGAATCCGTTAAGATTTCCGATTTTCAAGACCGGTGCAATAAACCACTCTACCACCCTTCCTTTTTTATAAGGCCAATATGTCAAAGAACTTTTTTCTTCTGAGGTCACTATCGGAACTGACCCGATAACTCAACTTTACAAGAGTCGTATTTTTCCAGTTAAACTAAGAGACCAATATAAAACAAAAAACCCAAGGTTTGTTGCCTTGGGTCTTATATTTCTTTTTTTATGTTTGTTAATCGTTATTAACTCATAAATGAAAATGCCCTTAACGGTTTAAGTGTATTATAGCAGAACGACCACTGATTGCTCGGTTGCTGACTAATCACCATATGTTTAAGAGTTGTTTTCATTTTTGTTATAAATATATCGTTATTTAAAAAAGTTTCAATTTATGTTACAAATATAATTATTTTTTTTTAATTGACAAGTGTTTTATTTATTTTTTTTTAATTTATACAAAATCTTCATCATCAAAATCCAGAAATTCGTCAAATGGTTCTCCTTTTCTTTTTGTTAATATTGTCCCTTCTGGATCCATTTTAGAACCCGAATATTGTCTAAGAAACCCTTTTGGTATTTTTCTATAATTTTCTGGTTTATAATCTTCTGGATATCTACTTTTTTGTATGTCATCATCCCAACCTTCACCAAGTTCACCTTCTTCAGCACCATCATAAAAACCTTCAAAGTCTAATAATTTATCAATTTTTTTAGCTAACTCAACATTTCCTTCATCAAATATTGCGTCAACAATATCGTCTTCACTCATTGAATTTAGTTCCTCAATTTCATATCCACATTCATTTTCCAAAAAGTCTCTAGCATCTTCAATTAAATCTTGAAGTTCTTCTTCACCTTTATCAGTTTCACCCCACTCCTCATCTTCCATTCCATCATATATGGTATTATCTAAATCACTGAAGTCATCTTCCTCATCATAATACGGATTATACATACTTAGATCCTTATATTCATCATCCATTTCGTTGATGGTTCTTTTAATTATCCTGGTCAAATCAGATTCTGTTAATTTTATTACTTTTTTCATAATCAATTTTTATTATAAATAGTTCATTATTTTAAAGTTTAATGTCATTTGGGTAATTTTCCAACTTGTATCCTTCTCTAAACACAACAAAATCATCATCAACACCTAAACTTTCTTGTCTATCTTCTTTTGGTATATCTTCATCTGGGAAATACCTTGAATTAATTGTAAACGAATATGGTACTTTATCATAATCACCGTCCATTTCTTCAAAATCACTAAGTAACATTATATCACCAATATAATCGGAAAAAACATTACCAAGTGTTACAATTGATCTTTTTCTTATCCCATATTTTTCTTGGTTACTATCGGCAAACCCATAACCATCACAGTCAAAACAGGTATATTCACCTTCACCGCCACACTGGTGACATCTATTGTTTCCTTTACCGTTACATTCTTCACATTCAAAACCACCTTGACCTCCACAATCTCTACATTCTTCGGCCCCTTTACCATCACAGATTACACATTCAACTTCCACTTCAATTTCATCACCTTCATCATCCGTCTCAGTTTCTGTTTCGGTCCCATCACCACCACAATGTCTACATTCCTCAGTTCCATCACCCCAACACTTTTGACATTCGTGTTCGCCTTCACCGTCACAAAATCTACATTCCAACAATCCGTCACCGCCACACTCACCACAATTTTCTGTACCGGTACCCCGACATCTTCCACACTCCACCTGTAAGGTCTCACTATCCTCATAAAAGTTGATGTCATAAATATACAAATCTTTACTCATATTCAAGATTGTTTCTTTATCGTCGGAACTATTAAGGATTAAGTTTGTGATGAAAATAAGTTGTCCTAACTCATAATTGGTTGTTAGTCTGGATAACAATAGTTGTGCAAATGTATCTGTTTTGCACGTTTTTACTATTTTTGAGAATGATTTAAATGTACTACCATATTCTTCTTTTACTATTTCAGCTAAAGATTGTGCTAGACCATAAAGTTTGTTTGGTTCCAATGCCATATGAAATAAATATGGTGGTACTCTGAAAAATTAAAGTTCTTGAACTTGAATCATTATATTGTCAACTTCACCTTCCGTTAAATGACCAATCACATCATCTGTAATGTGTGTGTTATAACACAATTCCCATTCTTCTTCGTTACCATATAGTACAGCAACTTCCCACTCATTATCATTTGATGTATAACTACCATAACCTCTATCACTATACGGTCTTTTAAATCTAACAACAGACACACCATACCCATTTGGAAAAAAAATTAATCCGTGTTTACCTTCACCTATTGGATGTGTTTTAAATTCTATGTCTTTGAATGATTTCATTAGTTATTTAACATTATATATTGGTCTTCATCAATTCCCTGTACACCCAACTTTCCCAACGCGATTTTTAATACGTGAAGTTGTTTTGCCAAATTGTATTTGTTAAGTAACAAATTACCCAAAGTGATTCCGGTTTCTTTATGAAACTCATTAAATTCATTGAATCTTTTTTCCATTCGTAACCTTAACTCACATCCGTTAATATAAAAATCAAGGAGTTGTTCTTTAACAAATACATCAATCAATTCGTCGGCTTCATGTTCCATGGCAAAAAATAGTGCGATAAGTTCCTTGTTCATATGATTTCTTTTTACAAAGATACATATTTTTCTGAATATATGTCAAGTTCTTTTAAAAAAATTAAAAAATCTTCGCTATTTACAAATTCTTCGTGGATTTGTTGGTGAATATCCTCCATATTAGTTTTGTTTTTGTGATCCCGGATGGATTCAAACCATCAACCTATTGCTTAGACGTACCACTATAGTTTTCACTACCAATTTAATTGTTTGTGGTCTGGACTTTCTCATTACCTTATCCATTTGGACTTAGGTACTCACCGTCAAGTCTCTACACCTTATCCCATTTCTGAGATCTTGGCTCGGGATTACCATTTTACAGGCTTCCCCGAATTTGATGAGTTCCATTTAACTGTTTCCAATTAAACGCCCCCTATTTGAGGCAATTGCTCTATTCAGTTGAGCTACGGGACCATATTTTAATGAAGTTTTTTAACCTCATATTTGTGACCGGAATCTGAATTCAATTCAAAAATCTTTTTCATATCATCGGCCTGTTCAAAAGTGTCAAATTCCCAAATTTCATTGTGACCATTCAAAATGATAACTGGAACTCTTTTTCTATTTTCCGTTTTAATATGTTTAACTATAACGTACATCCTTTTTTTCATAAAGATACAAAATAAAAATCCCCCAGTCAATAACCGGAGGACAAATTATATTAATTTTAAATTACATTCCAATGATTAATCCATCCAATCCGATATCACCATTTTTTTTCATCCTATCTTCAGCTTCATCATACATAAAGGATTTTACAACGGCAAGGATTGATTGTTCGGATTGAGCGATTTTGGTTTCCATCCAATCCTCAAGTTGTTCACCATCCTCCATCATTTCCCACATTTTGTAAGCCAATGTTGCGATTGTAAATAATTGTTGTTTTGCCATATATGAACCATCATCATGATTTTCTTTGATGTGTTTAACCATATCTTCCAATTGTTTTTCTGTTATAATAATTTTTTTCATAAAAACTCAACTTTAATTTTTAAATTTCCATTCCCCTTGATAACTCTATGAAAGGTATCTTTTGGTATAAATATCTGATCGCCTTCTTTTAATGTCGTTGGTAATGAATTATCCGATTGGAATTTCCAACCGTTTGATTCAATGATAATAACTTTCCGGTCCTCTCTATCTCTATGCCATTTTAATTCATATTCATCCACCGACGAATCAAACGTTCTTATTTTGGTGTTTCCAAAATCTTTTTGTTTAAATGGTAAATCACCAGTACCCTCCATAACTTTTTCCTCCCCATAAATGAGCATAGCGATTGATTCTACAGGCCCAGTAACCGGCCGTTAACCTATCTTTTTTGGCTTTACAATTGTGTCTGGAAGCAAAATTCCTTCTAGCTTCCGGATTTGATACTTTAGCGGTTAAACCCCCCTTTTTATCACCAAAACTAATTTTTTTAACTTTACCGGTAGATGGATTTTTAACATACACCACATATTTTTTTCCACCACCTGTATTTCTCATCGGTTTCCCAAGTTCAACTTTTCTACCCTTATATTCAGCTTCATTAATTGAATTTTCAATATATGGAACTTCAAGTCTAACAATTTTCCCACTTGTAAGTTTTACTTTTTTTCCAAAATCACTTTCAACCAACCATTTTTCATCCTCATCCACATCAATATAACCTTCGTTATATAATTCTCTGGCCTCATTGATTAAATTAAAAAACTCATCGGAAAATGGTCTGAATATGTTTTCAGTTAATGTTATACCATTATCCAAATGGTAGTTCATATTTTCAGATATAATCTTTTTCATATACCAATAAATATATCCAGAAACAAAAAAAGGTGAGTATTACCTCACCTTAATTTTAGGGACGACATTGAATGTCGCAACAGCCACCACTTTGTTTTAAAGAGAAACAAAGAAACTACCCCTCCAACTTAGATTTCGTCAAAACAACATCAGCCATTGAAACTTCAGTTGTTTTACCAATTACCAGAGACTCTTTTAATATTGAACAAGGAATGTGTACCAAAAAGTCCTTACCATTAAAGGTTGAAAGGTTTTGATCCATCGCAATTGAAGAATGGACCATATTCAAAAATATTTTAAACTGAACCTCATCCATAAAAGTTTCATTTAAAACTTCACCGTACTTTGGATGAATAATTGTAACGTGTTTGTGTGTCATATCTTTTATTTCTACAAATGTAGGAATAATTTTTGAATCTGACAAATGTTTTTTTTATTTTTTTTTTGAAATAAAAAAATGGATAAGAAATCCATCTCATCCATCAATTTTTTTACCAGTAATTTTTTTTTAAAAATAAGCCTGAGATTACAGCTGTTTGTGAGAACCTTTTGAAGGATTATTGTTTCCCTTCGTATCCACCATCTTTTGAATGGTATTTCTCAGTGATGGTTTTTTAGGTATACCACTCCTTGAGGTTTGAATTACTCTCATCTTACTTAACTCTTTCCGAGACTGCCGCCCCAGTTCATCCTTGCGGGATTAAAGGTTTTTTGGATAAATACACTCAGACTTGGGATCCTTGTGTGCAATGAACAACTCATTACTATGTAATCACCTTTCATCCAAACCTGACGGACACTTTTCCATTATTACGTTTATGATTTTACATCCAATTGTAAAAAATGTTGTGTGTCGTGGATTGTGAAAGTAGTGGTCCGTCAACCAAGCTGACCCATCTTTTGAACGAATCAATACTTAACTACTCTCTGAAACTTCCCAGTTTCCATATTTCTAGACTACTTCAAAACAATTCCTTTGGTAAGGAATCATTAGGGTTTGTAACAGCACCACCTGTACACAAACATACCTTTCGGTTTTAAGTATCCTATAATACTGGAACACGCAATATTAAAGTTGGATAACTTTAAGTTTTGCACTATTCCTACGGGTTATTCCTATTGGTGTTCCCACCTCAATCAGACGACCCACATCGCCAAATCATCTAACCACTTTCCCTACAGCGTTGCCCTCGGTACTAAAGGTTAAACGGTATCCCGCTTGTGTACTCAAGCTCGGTCTCCCAAGCCGCAAATCAGTTACACTTCTGATTCACTTTATCCCACTTTCATGGTTTATTTTAATGGACCATACACGGCCCAATGACCTATTAAATTCCATACTTAAAGAAAGGGAGGTGTTAATTCACTTTTTTTAATTATGTTAACCTTTCGGTCTAATTTCCTATTTTCAAAGAACGTTTCGGACTTTTCCGATTTGTTTTACAAAGTTAAGTCTTTTTTTTCATTTAGACAAGTACTTTGTCAACTTTTTTTAATTTTTTTCTACATATACCTTTTGAGTTCCATATTTGTTTGCCATAATTTCGGCAAACTGAACATTTGGTGTATACACCCTCTGACCTTTGTCGGTGATGTATGAGTAGATTTCACTTTCAATGTGTTGTTCTTCACTCATGTTTTATTCGTATTTCAATTTTATCATTGGGTCGTTCCCCAATTGTTTTACAAATCTAAAACATTTATTTTGAACTGTCAAATGTTTTTTAAAAAAAATATGAAATTTGTCAGGAATAATTATAAATATATCAATGTTGAACAAAAGTTCAGAAAATTTAATCTTTTTTCAATAATTCTAATGCCAAATCCTTAAATTTCCCTTTTAAAGGTATTTCAAGTACCTTTTTTCCTGGAAAATTATAGTTTTTTTCTGGTAACATAAGTTTCATATGTCCAGTATTATCAATTCCCACTAACGAATATAGTACATCCTTCATTGTGATGGTGTTACTATTAATAAGTGTACATTTGCCGGGATGATCCCATTGTCCTCTATTATCAATAACACAATCCAACTCATTAATTATAAAATCCCAATCTTTTTCAGATAATAGGTGTTTTTTATTGATGTGGTTTTTTAAAAGAGAAATTAAGTTTTTTTTTTCAACCGATTCTGTAATATTTTCGGTTTGTTTCATTTTTTCTTTTAGAACCCTCACAAATTCTTTTTGAATCATTTTAGTAAACTTAACATATGGCGCATCTTCACTTTCTGCGTCGTATTTATAACCTCCTTTTGGTGGTCTTTTTGATCTTCCGATGTAATTTAGCCCGGAAATATTAGTAATCGATTTATGACCCCCACTGTTAGCCTGGATCAAATCCCACACATTAATTTCAACATCATCCAGTAGTTTCATTTCTTCTTCAGTTAAACTTGTGAATGGTTTTAACATCGCCTTTTCAATTAAGTCCAACACCTCATCACCCCTATCAACTGACTTATAATAATCACCATAAAGAGCCATAAAATCTTTAAAAGTAAAACCAACCGATTCTGGACCAAAATCTTTTCCAGATTCTGAAATCCATTTTAATGTTGATAACGAAACATATTTTTCTTTTAATTGTGATTCCCACTTTGATAGAACTTCTTGTGCTATTTCACCCAAATTAATTCCTTTCAACGCTCTTTCTTTTTTAAATGGATTACAAGATGCTTGAACCAAACCTAGTGGCCAAGCTATCACAATAAAGTCGGCTTCTGGGTTGTTTCTGAATGGTGTATACCTATCATAAGAACCGGGTTTCATCATATTACCACCACCATATTGAATAATGATACCATCCTCAACTTTTACATTTGGGTGTGATTTCATTTGTTGAACATACGTTTCTTGGTTTTGTTTTAGAATCTCCGGTTTAACATAACCCTTCTCTAAAATTTGTTTTTTGATATTATTTAATATGCTGATAAGTGATGGTTTTGCTTCCATTACTATTGTTTCCAAAAACTTTGGCTTGTTCTTGAATGCTAACAATAATTTATTTGTCACCAAGCCCATCAACATTTTGTTTTGTTTTAAGGATGAATCTTTGTCAAATTTAAAAAGGTAATTCATTACCATTTCAGGTGTTATTTCATTTGACGCAAAATTTGCCGAATCCACCGTTGAAATTAAAAGGATGTCATCGGATGGGAATATTTCTTTTGGTGATACGACCTGGGATATTGTTTCAACGTTTGATCTTGAATGTCTAAAACTTGTTGCCGTTTCTTTTTCAACTCCTGATTGTGAGTCATGATGATCCGTGTGTATAACAAACATCGGACGCCCGTGACTATAGTCAACTAAAACTGGCATAACTTCACCAGAAGCGTCTGGTTTTTTTATAGCAAATTCCTTATCGCCATATTGTATGACCTCACAATCAACAACTTTTATTCCGTGTTGTTCAAGGTAGTTTTTCATGGCTAAAGCCGTGGTAACACCATCTAAATCCTGGTGGAAATATATTTTTGCTTTTTTGTATCTTTTAGCAATATTATTAATATCCCTAATCCCCGATTCTTTTATAAGTTTTTTCATATTCAAATAATTCATCTAATGTTATTGAACATTGTTTATTTTTTTTTAAATTATCGTGACTTTTTAAAATTTCTAAATTATAAAATTGACCAATTATGTTTGGTAAAATACCATTACCAAACCCTTCACTAATTGAATATTTATGGTCTAGGTGGTACTCTTTACTTCTTTCAATATTTGTTGGGTTGATTTTGTTTTTATATTTTTTATAACTTTTTTCAGTATAATAATAAACCAAATACGAGTACCTTTCCCAACCTTCCTTATACTTAACCGCATTTTCAAATTTTTTTTGTTCATAACATTGTCTGCAACGCTTACCTTTACTCCAATTATTCCAAGTTATTGTTAAGTTATGGTTATTTTCACAAATAACTTTATGTTTAAATTGTGATTTTTGACCCCATAACATATATTCATCCTCAGTTGAAAGTAGTGTGTAATTTGACTCTATTACGGATTTTTCTATAACATCAAAAGGTATGTGACTTTTTTTTATTTCATATTCTGAAATTTTAGACCTACATGATCTGCAGGTTTGTTTTTCTAAGGTATTATAAACAACTTTTGGGTTTAATAAAACATGTGTGGTGGTTGTCATTATTTTGTCATTTTTACACGAATCACAATAATACCTAACAATCCACCCTTTTCTTTTTTCTTTAATAAAAACACCAATATCAACCATTTCATACGACACGGCGATACCCTTACCATTAACTTTTTTTATTCTGGGTCTCCACACATCTATAATCATATAGATAAATACTTCCACAAAACAAAAAAAACCAACATTATTGTTGGCTTTCTAGTTGACTTATATAATGATCCAGGTAAAACTTGGCTTTTTTCAAATCTTCAAGTTCCTTATCCTTGTGTTTTTTACCAGCTCTTGAGATATATTTAACCGTGTTACCCAAACTAAATCCAAGATGCCAAGCATCTATCACCTTTATCGCTTCATATGGGTTATTTTTTCCCCCATAATGATCTGGGTGGTTCACCATTTCTTTATTTTCCATAAACCCCAAGACCAATTAAATAGTTTCTAACTTGTTTACCCAAATCCGCATCATTTGGAAATTTCATAACCAAATCAACAATGTGTTGTGAATCAACATTTGGTTTGTTGTTCTTAACCGCAGGATGTTTATAACCAAACTCTTTTTCCTGTCTCAATTCATTTAATGTTCTTTGTTTTACTACCATGACTTTTTTTTCTTCAAAATTAATGAATTATATTTTATTTGTCAAATTTTTATGTTTAATAATTTTTGACTGAATCATATAATTCATAATTTTTCTTTTAACAATTGGTAGTAACGTTTCTTTGAGGGGGTAATTATTATTGTGGTTTACAGTAAACACAATTAAATTTTCATATATTGTTTTTTCTTGTAAATTTTTAATTAAAGGTCTTTTTATTTCCTTAATTTTTTGTTCAAACTCATCTCTTTTACATTCACATATTTTTTTGATGTGACATTTTGTTTCAAGGTTTCCTTTTTTGATTGGTTTTATATTAAACTCATAAAATATTGTTTTTTCATTGTAATCCAAAAAAAATAATCCTTGTTTTGGGTCAATGTTTTTCTTATTTTGTACAGGATCAATTGAAACCGAATCATTCACAATGTCCCATATTGCTTTTGCGTGGTTGAAGTAATCGGTCAGTTTTGTTGAGGAATATTTACAAACTTTGTAAACCTCAAGTATTTCTTCTTTTGATAGTAACGGGCAATCAACCGGTATTAAATCTGACAGTAGTATTTCGTCGTCTGGGTCCTTTAATGTCCTGTTAAGTGTTAATGTTTGACCTTTTTCAATTAATAAGTTGATACTTGCAAGATGTAATGATATTTCTTGAAATTGGGGGTATAGTTTGAAGTTGTTTAAATTTTTATCCAGTTTTTGAAGGTAATCCAAAAGTACATATTGTTTGTGTTCTAAATCAATGGGTTCTTGAAACAACCAGTCAGTTTTCATTACATCGTTTTAATTCAAAGGTAAAAAATATTAACCTAACTGTAAATAACAATATTTAATTGTGACGCATTACATGGTACCAAGTATCGTTGATTTTATATTCGTCGTCACTACCATCAAAACGATTTAAAATATTTCCGTAACCATCTGATTGTATAACATCTTCAATTGCTCCGTCAACGTCAATAAAGTCCATAAGAAAGTCATCATCGTATCCTTCTCTTTTTTTGTTTTTAAGGAAATCATTAATATTATCATCCACCATACTTTCAATCCGTTCTTCAATACTTTCCTCAGAATAATCACCTTCCGGATTTTCATTGATGTCCTCTATTAATTGTTCAAAATCATATATGTCATTTTCAATCTCATCTTTTTGTTCGTCAGTTAAAGATTGATTTTCCAATTTTTTTCTTAAACTTTCAATATTTTGATTGTAAATTTCAATATATCTTTTTTGGTCGTCAGTTAGTTCTTTTTCAATAGACCAACCTTCTGGATCCTCTCTAATCACTTCCTCATAATCATCATATAACCATCTTCTGGTATATTCTTCATCAAAATTATTTTCCCAAACATACCATCTAAATACATCCAAACCAATTTCATCTATCGTGTGTT